ATATATTATAATATTAAAAATATGTATAGTAGTGATAAATATTTTTATTGGGATAAAAATGAATCCCCTTTTGAACTTATAACATCTAACACTACATTAGAAAGTAAAGAAGGATTATTTTTAATAGTAGTAAATAATAAGGGAACGTTTATACTCCCAAATCAAACAGAAATAACAATAAATTTTGATAATACTTCCGGAACTGATAGTAGTTCTAATTTACTCAATATGGTTGAAAAAATAAGCGATATAGAGAAAAAATATACCAACATTACTCAAACAGTAGATGGAATAACTAAAGTGGTAGGAATATTAAGAGATGATTTAAAAGGTAGTGCTGATATATATGCGAAAATACAACAAACAGCAAAACAAATAGAATTATTAGTTCAAGAAGTAAATAAAGGATATTCTGACACTAATATAGAAAACGATTTAAGACAAAAAATAATCTCATATACTATAAAAATGAATACTATGTTTTCAGATTTCATTACAACAATGAGAAATGTATTTGCTGATAGCTTTGTATCAGGGGAAGAAAATTATCAGTTGATTAATGAAATGAATAAATTAGATACAGAAATGAAAGAATATTTTAATTATATAGATGAATTAATAGATGTTATGAGTCAAAAAAAAGAAACAGAAAATGCTAATTTATTAAAAAGCCAAAAAGAGGCATTAGAAGGTGCTTTTAATAATTTTCAAATGACACTTTGGGATTCTACAGAAGACCGAGCAGTAACTCCTAGTGAAACTTCTATCCTTATTGGATTTGCAACAACTTGTCAGGCTAGACTAGATGACTTAAAGAAAACTTGTGATGATTTCTTATTTATAGGTATCGGTGGTGCTATTTATGAAGAAATTGCAAAATTAAATGTAGAAAAAAATAGAATAATAATGTCTTTAAATGCAATAACAACTACAATGAAAAGTTCTTTGAGTTTAGAAAAATCAGAACTTCAAGCACAATATGATGATATATTGGCTCAATTAAATCTACTTGAAAATTGGATTAAAGAAGCTTCAGAAGACGGAACTATTACAGTTATAGAAAGAAATATTTTAAAGGAAAGAATGACTAATTTAGAAAATGAAAGTAATGATTTAGTAGAAAAATATGAAGAATATTTAGAAACTTTAAGTTTAGACGAAGATGAATTTTCTGAAATGAGGTCGCAATTCCTAGAGTATTCTAATAATTATAATTCTCTGGTAGAAAATATTAATCAAGTAACTAAAGACAATTATTTTAATGAAGCAGAAAAGGCTCAAGTAATTACTGCCTTAGAAGAATATAGGGTTGCAGTAAATAAATTTTTTAAATATTTAGGGTCAAAATTAGCTAAATCAGAAGACAACAGATACTCCGAAGAAATAGAAAATGCCAAGGGTGAAGTAGCACTTCAAATACAAAATGTTTCAGATGCATTAGATAATTTAGATGTTAATATAGACGAAACTTTTAAAAATAATATAATAGATAAAGTAGAAAGAGCAGCTATCGAAACGAATTTAAGCTCATTATCTTTCCAAAAAGAAGAGGTAGATAGCCAATATAATAGAATTATATTAAAAGCAAGTATGAGCGATACAACTTTAGCAGAAAGAAAAAATTTAGATGAAAAATATAACGCTTTCGTAAATGCTTATACTTCTATAGTAAATGAGGTTACCAGAATTTTAAATAAAAAAGATTTAGTGTCTGATGAAGATAAAGCTTCTATGGATTCTTTATACAATGTAGTGCGAGAAGCTATTAGTAATTATACAACTGCGGCAAATGGTGCTTTAATTTATATTTCTGAAAATGAAGCAAAAGTTATAAACACAACATTAGCTAAAGACATTGAAAATTTAAAAACTAGAGTTGACAATATAGAAGTTGGATATGATGATACATTTGCGAATAATGTAATAGATAAAGCAGAGAGAAAAGAAATTAAATCAAAAAGAAATATATTAGATGTTCAAAATGCGGATATAAAAGCACAATATAATACACTTAGCTCTTCGACATATATTACTCCCGAAGATAAAACAAATTTAACTAATTCGTATAATGCATATACAAATAAATATGCAATCTTAAATAAAGCAATAGACGATGCATTAAATAAAACTACTTTACTTGATGACCCAGACGTAGAAAAAATAGATAATGCTATGAAAGAATTTAGTAATTCCTTATCTGATTTTATTGCGGTTGCAAATAAAGTGATAGAAAATATAGCCAATGAGCAAACAAAAAAATACACTTCTAGTTTCAATACTAGAATTACAAAATTAGAAGATAGTTTAAATAATATAGATACTATGATAGATGCAACTCTTTCAGATAGTATAGTCAGTAAAGCAGAAAGAAAAACTTTAAAAGCAGCTTTAAAAGCTTTAGAAACATCAAAACTCAATGTAGATAACCAATATAAAGAATTATATAAAAATAAAAAATTATCTGCATCTGTTAAATCAAAATATAAAAAAGCTTATAATAATTATATTACTTCTTATAACGCTTATGTGAAAAGTATAAACAATATTATAAATACGAGTGGAACAATAGATAATTCTTTAAAAGAAATATATGAAAGAGCTTATGAAACATATAAAACTAACTTAGATGCTTTTTCAAAACAACATCAACTAGCAGTAGATGATGTTACTAATAATATATCTAGTGAAATGAAAGCTGATATGACTAAGGAAACAAGAGAAGTTATGGAAGCTCTAAAAACATTAGATAGTAGTATGGAAGATATATTTAATGATTCTAGGTTAACAGATGCTGAAAAGGCAACAATAAGAAGTTATTTAAATGCTTTTAAGGCAAAAAAAGAAACCATTGATACAAAATATAATAGCATTTTAAATGATTTAACAACTCAAACTAGTAGAACTCGTTTAACTAATGCATATAATGATTATAACACTGCATATAACTCTTTATATAATGCTGTAGATACATTATTAAACAGAACAGATATGCTTAGTGATGATGATAGAAATATTTTAGATGGTTATATATCTGCACATAACAGTGCTTTAGAAAAATATAGTTTAGTGTATAAAGATATGGTTGATGAAAGCACTAGAAACTTTGTAGAAAAAACAAAAGAAGAATTAGAGAATAGTTTAAATAGTATTAATAAAACAATATCTGACTTACAAACAAATTTAGATGGCGTTTTTAGAGATGGGATATTAACAGAAGCAGAAAAAAATTCTATTAAACAAGCTCTTCAAATTCTTCAAAATGAAAAAACAAAAATGAAAGCAGACTATCTTTCTATTTATTCAAATAATGATTTGGTAGATAAAAATTCTAATGACCAACCTAAAACAGACTTAAAAAACGCTTATGATAGTTATGAATCTGCTCATACTAACTTAGTTAATGTTATAAATGAAATGCTTAATAAAGACGGAATAATAGATAGTAATGATAAACAAAAATTAGATGATGCGTTTGCTGATTATAGAAGTAGACTACAAAGTCTTAAAATATATATTAACTTTGCGATAGATGCTATATCAGGGAAAAAAGTAGACGATGAACGTAGTGAGAGAATAGAACAATATCAAAGAATAGAAGTTTTAGTCGGAGAAATTAAAACTACTGTTGGTAAAACAACGGAAGATTTAAATACTTTAAAAACGATAACAGGAGAGTCTTTTCAAAGTATAAAACCAGAGGGAATAGTAAATGTCGTTAAAGAATCAACGGAGCAAGACGGAACTAAAACATTTGCAAGACAATCAGAAGTAACACAAACAGTAAATTCGTTAAAATATGAATTCTCTAGTATGAATAATAAAATAGAAAATAATATTACTGTAATCTCCGAAGAAGGGGTTACAGTTAAAATGTATGATGATTCTTCTTTTGATGAGAATGGAAAAGTTATAAGTGGTTCTACTCCTGTTGCTACTACAAATATAAACGGACAAGGAATGTATATATATAAAAATGATGATGGTTCTCCTATAGCTTATTTTACTATGAATGGATGCTATGTGGCTAACTTAAAAACAGACGGCATGACTGGGTCAGACTTTGTAATGTCAACAGAAAACAAAGGTCTCCCTACAACTTGGTATGTTGCCCCTAATGAGACTGGTGATGGAACGGGAAGAAATTCCAGTAATAAAGCCAGTACAGTCAATAGGGTTATTAATGAAATTAAAGATAGATATGGAACATATTTTGATGACGAGGATATAACTATAAATGTATCTTATGGAGAATATAATGAAGAAATTGCAATTAATGGGTTTTTAGGAAGTGGAAATTTAAATGTAGTGTTTGATACTTCTGTTGTATTATATGGACAAATTCATGTAGAAAATAATACAGTTGATGTTTCTTTAGACGGACAAAAAACGAATTCTTCTACATCAGGTGCGACAATCTATTCTTATCAATCAAAATCACAAGATGCAATAGTGGTAAAAAATTCATATTGTGCAATAAATGGATTTAAGGCTAAAAACATATCTAGTAGTGGTACAACTTATTATGGAGCTTTTGCTAGATTTACAAATGGGGCAAGAGGTAGTGTAGGAAATTGCGATGTTATATATTATGAAACTCCCGTTGTAAGCAGTAATGCTTCACAGGTAGGATTTTGGAATGTAAAAGGTAAGACAACATACAGAAGAACAGTTGAAGGTGGTGGAATTGTTGTATCAGGCGGGACTATCCCTGAAACTACTAGCTCAAAAGATGATATTAATAGAGGTCTTATTCATCAATCCGGAACACTAAAAGAAACTACTACTATGGGATGGTATAGCAGTAGTGGTAGTGGTGGTAGCGGAGGACAAGACGGGTCTTCATCAAATACTCAAACTATTACAAAAACATTTAGTTTAATTAATTTAAGAAGTATTCCTGAAGGAAGTGGTAGTGCTACTTCAGGATTTAAAGGAAAAATGGCTCAAGGTAAATATGGTTCTTATAAACTTCATAGGGGTAAAGCTGATTTACCTACGTCTGCTTTAAGTTTTATTAAATCTGCATCTTCTATTACATCTGTATCAATAACTTGTCATAGATTGAATACAAGTCACGGATATGCTGGAGCAATCCCATATCCAAGATTAAGATTTAAAAATACAAGCACAGGGTCTTATTCAAGTTACTATACTGATAGTAGTATTAAATTTGCTAGAGGGGACACTAAAACGATTCCTATTAATGATAGTTCTATTAGAACATTCTTGCTAAACGGAGGAGACGAATTACAATTCTATGTTGAAAGTGGTGGAAATCCTACACAACAATATTCTCATTACGATAATGTAAAAATAAAAATAACTATTAAAAAATAAGGGAGAGGATTTTAATGGATAAAAAACAAGTTAAACCAGAATTTGTCTATGTTGTGGCTATGGAAAGAGTTTTGGAATTACAACAAAACATACTTCTAAAAGAAGCATTAATTAGGCAACAAGAAAAGGAAATAGAAAAATTAACAACGTTATTAAATAAAGCGTTAAATGATTCGGAGGTGGAATAATGGCTTTTATTGAAGATTTAACGGAAAAAAGTATTCCGAGTGATTCTGATTATCTTATAGTTGAAGATAGTGAGAGTACTAAAAAAATACAATTTAGAAATTTGGCTAAAAAAACACCAATTGATATAAAAGTAAATGGAAACAATAAAATTTACCTTATTTCATCAGATGGTACACAAATCGGAGATGGAGCAGTTTTATCTATCTCCGATGAAAAAGCAAAACAAATAGAAATGGTTTTTGACGGAGTATGGGTAAAATGGAGATACCAAGGAGATACCTCTTGGAAAAACTTATTTTCAGTGGCAGAAATAGGTGGTTCAGGTGGTGGAAGTGGCGGTAGTTCAGGTTCAGGTGGCGGAAATACTGATGTTAATTTTACAATAGGCACTGTTACAACTCTACCAACAGGAAGTGACGCTACGGCAGTTATAGAAGAGCCAACAGATAACAACTTTATTTTAAGCTTAGGATTGCCTAGAGGTGAAGCAGTTACTGTAGATGGAGAAGGAGTAGATATTACAAATCAGATTAAAACAAACACCGATAAAACTTCTTCTAAAGTTTCTGTAATAGTTAGAACAAATAATAGATACGTGTATGGAACATTAAATTCGCTTACATTGTTAACAAATACGGCAGAAGCCTCTTTGCCTAATTATAATGTTACGGTATCTTTTAGAACTCAAGATAATACTCCTATAAAATTTTCACAATCTAATAATCTTTATATGGTTGGAGACGATTGCCTATTTGGAGCATTAATACCTAGAGTATCAACAGATTATAGGATAGAAATTACTTATGGTGGAACAAGACTACTAGGGAAAGTTTATGGTGCTAATTATGGATATGTAGCTAATTTATCTAACTTTTCTGGTGGGGCAAATATTTCAGCCGTAGCAAAAACATATTTTGATGCATCTTCTGATTTTTGTTATGGGTCAACTACAATATTATCTGGTAACGCTACTTCAAAATCAAGCGTAACAGATTCTAGTGGGAAATATTATATTGATTGTTCTACTCTTACTTCACTAGCTTATAGAGGAATAACTTATTCCGATTCAAAATATAGTGATTGGTCAAAAACTAACTCTGCGAGAACATCTAAATACTCTTACGCTATAGAATTACCTAGAACCTCAGCAGAACAAGCTAGATATTGTATTGAAAAAGGATGGATTTTACCTAAAGAATATTGGGGAGAAAACTTCTCCAACTTACAAGCAGGAGATTTAATATTCTATTCTGAAAGACCTGTTAGTAAAGCTAGTACATGGGGAACAAGATTTATGAGAGCAGGGCATGTAGCTTTAGTATCAGGGGTAGAAGGAGGTACTGTTTATGTATATGAATCAACAAGTAGTTCTTCTGTTGACGGACTAAGAAAAATAAACATACTAGATAATACCCCTGAAAAAATAAGTATAATTGCTAGACCGCAGTTAACAGTAGGTTCTTCTGGAGGACAAGACGGTTGGGATATTGAGGATGACCCTTCTGAAAATATGTTAGAAAATGGTGGGATATCTACTTCTACAGGAAATAATATAGCTTCTTCTATTTATGTTAGAAATAGAGGATATATTAATTTAGGAAATGTAAAAGGTGTAAAGCTATCTGTCTCTAATAAAAATATGGTAATAGCTAATGTTTATTATTATAATTCAAACAATAGCTTAGTGTCTTATCAAAATGTGGGTGATACTTCTTATAATGGAACAGTACCATCAGGTGCTACTAAGATTAGATTTACTTTTAGAAAAACAGATAATAGTACTATAAATTATTATGAGGTAGATTATGATATTACTTATACTATGAATGAAAATGTAGATGTTAAACCAACTCCTTCTATTATGGGATTTAGAGATTTTCCAAGAGTAACAGGAAAAATAACTAACCAATATGAACTTGTAGCAAAATTAAATGAACTAATTGAAGATTACAATACAATGTATGTTTATGGGGCAATAGGACAACATTTAACTGCTTCATTAATTTCTGACAGAGCAAAGGCTTATCCTAATTTTTATACCTCTTCAAGACTAAAAGTATACGAAAAGGCTATATCAAGCGGAAAATATATTTGGGGATTTGACTGTGTAAACGTTATAAAATCTGTCCTTTGGGGTTGGAATGGAGATAAAAGTAAGTCTTATGGTGGAGCAGTTTATGGCAGTAACGGAGTTTCTGATGTAAGTGCAGATGGATGTATTAAAATTTGTAAAAACGTAAAAAGTTATTATGGCTCAAATGACAATGTAGACCCTTGGGATGATATACAAATAGGAGAAGCAGTTTGGACGAATGGACATATAGGAGTCTATGTAGGAGAAGGTTTAGCAATAGAATGTACTCCTAAATGGGATAATAAACTCCAAATAACAGGCATAGGGAATAAACCTTTTAATAAAGCTTATGATGGCAAAAAAAGAACATGGAAAAAACATGGTAAATTACCTTGGATTACTTATCTTGATAAATGTCCTTGGGGAGAAACATCAGGAGATAATCAGGTTTCCGAATTTAAAAGCAAAACATATAATGCGAGTATATCTACATATTATCCTACTGCAACTTCAACAGATACAACTTCTAAATCAGGGGCAAAAAAAATTCTTACCGATTTAAACATGGGGAAAGGATTAACTTATTCAAATTATAAAAATGCTATAAAATGGCAGTCTTTAGTTGATGAAATTGCTCCTAAATTTGGAGTAGACCCTGCTGTAGCAATAATGATAATTGCTGCAGAAAGTGGAGGAGACCCTAATCAAAAAACTGGTTCAAATGGTGGTTATGGGTTAATGCAATGTGAGAGAAGTGTATATATAAAAGGATTTAAAAACCCAAATACAGGTAAAACAAATTCCGGAGTACATATTATAAAATATTTAGATGGAACAACTAAAAGGGTAACGTTATCTATGACCACAATGGATGGGAACACAGAAAGTGGTAGAAGACTACAGGTAGAATTCGGTTGTCATGAACTTAGAGATAGAGCTAGAAATTATTATTGGAATATTATACACTCTTTAGTCGCTTATAATATGGGAGCAGGAGCATTTAATCTTATATGTAGTAAATATATCTGTGAAAAATATGGATACAAATTAGTTCGTAGTGGTTCTTTATCTAAACAAAGTTCTCAGGTTCAAAAGAAAGTTAAAGAAATGCTTAAACAAGGAGACTTGGGATATTTAAAATATAGAAAATGGTATACAACAACAGGACATAATTATCTTAATGCTGGTCCGGGAACTGCTAATAATATAGAACTTTATTTGCAATATTATAAATCAGTTAATGGGCAATTACCATATTTCTATGACGATGATAATAAAAAATTAAATTTTGAAGATGTAATATCTGTAACTACAAGTTCAACAACTTCTTCAACTACTACTTTAACCGATGCTATGGGAAATACTTGTATAGGATATCCTACTGAATTAATTTGTTCTGCTCCTGAAAGTATTCCTTTGGGTAGCAAAGTATTTGTGCAAGGAACAGGGTCAGATTTAGATGGCAAAATGTTTACTGTAGTAGACAGATGTGACGAATTAAATGATTCGTTAAATATAAAATTATGTATGGAAAACAAAACTATTGCAGACACCTATGATGAAATGACAGGAAATGTTCTAGTTGGAGATATTGTAAATGATGGAAAGATAGTAGTTACAACAGCAGGAGTTAATATAAGAACTGGCACAAGTAGTTCTTATCAAAAAGTTGGTCATGCAATAAAAGATTGCCACTTTACATGGTTGAAAACATTTAAAAATGGGTGGCATAAAATAGATTTTAAAGGAAAAGAATGTTATATGTCAGGAATGTATTCAGAAGTTAAGGATGTGAGCTAAATGAAAAAATGGCTTAAAAAAGAATTTTTTATTTTTATAATATTTGGTATATCTTATTTTACATTAGAAATTCTTTATAGAGGATATTCGCATTGGACTATGATATTTTTAGGTGGAATAGTAAGCGTTCTTATAGGATTAATTAATGAAATAACTCCAAATATGAGAATGTGGAAACAAATGCTTTTAGGAACAATACTTATTACTGTTTTTGAATTTATACTTGGATATATTCTGAATATAAAATTAGGATTAGGGATATGGGATTATTCTAGTATCCCTTTTAACATTATGGGACAAATATGTTTGCCGTTTTCTTTTTTATGGTTTGTATTATCTTATTTTATAATTATGTTAGATGATATATTAAAGGAAACATTTTAAACATATCAAATATAATATAAATTAACAAGGTATTTTAAGAAAAAGGAGATGGTCAAGATGGCAATATTTGTAGGCGTTGGAAGAACAGATGAGTGTTCTAACAGTAAAAAAGAAGAAAAAGAAAAAAAATGGAAACTTTTATCGGAAATTAAATTAACAGCGAATAATCCAAAAATACTTATAAAACAAGATGCGGAAGGGAATGAATTTAGCTGTGAAAGAATAATAATTATTGGTAAAATTGTTTCTAACACAACAAGTAAACCTATGTGTAAAATAAATAATACTATGGAATTTTCAGGAGTAAATTCGACTTATGTGAATGGGACTAGATATATTTATGAGACATATGAAGACAAAGGTTTTTTTATAGAAAGAGACACCAAATATCTTACTCAAGACATACTTGAAAGTTCAGTCTTATTTGATAATGGATTCTTTAGGGTAGTTAAAGGTCAAGCTAATGGTATAAAATCTATTGAATTATATGGAGATTCACCTTCTTTTGTATTTAAAGCAGGAACAGAGTTGGAAATTTATGGATTCTAATACATATACAATATCTTTGGAATTAGTATTTTCATGTATAGCCATGATAATAGGAGTTGGGTCATTTTTAGCTTCTAGAAGTAAAGAAAGTGACAAAATTGGAAGAGAACGAGCGACTGTTGAAGTTAAATTAGATTATATAGCCCAATCATTAGATGATTTAAAAGCTCAAATAAATGAATCAAGAGAAGAAGATGAAAGAAATAAAAACAAAATATCCGAAATGGAAAAGATAATGCTTAAACATTCAATGAGATTAAATACAATAGAAAATGAATTAAATATTGACTATAAAGAATTTAAAGAAGATGAATAATATGACGAGGGGTTTCCCCTCGTTATTTTTTTTATAAGGAGGTGATTTCGTATGGCAATATTTTATGACTATACGATAACCGTAGATGGAGATAAAGCTAAATTAGATAAAAATATATATTTAT